AATGTGGTGGATACCTGCGACAGTCTGGCGTGGACCAAGCTGAGCGGCGCACCGACCGTTTTCCCGCCGGACGCGAGCGCCGAAAAGGTGGCCAACAAAGGCGTGGCCAACGGTTACCCGAGCCTTGACGCGAACGCGCACATCCCGACCGCCCAGCTGCCACCGGGGATCGGCACGGGCGACATGCTGAAGTCCACCTATGACACAAATGCAGACGGGGTGGTGGATGTGGCCGCGCTGGCCAACGCGGTCGCGTGGGGCAACATCACCGGCAGACCGAGCACCTTCACGCCAACCGTACACGCTGGCAGTCATCAATCGGGTGGCCTCGACCCGATCCCATTGGACACGCTTGCAGCGCCGACCGACAACACCAATCTGAACGCCAGCCTGACCCGGCACGGGCTGATGATCAAGCTCAACGGGAATGGCAACCAGTTCTTTGACGGCACCGGGGCTTTCTCGACACCGCCGACCAACTTCACGACCACCGCCGGATCATACCCGGTCCCGGCACAAGGTTCGACCGTGGTGATATCGATGGGCACACCGTATGTCTGGATTCAGAACGGGATGGTGCTCTACATCGCCGGGGCTGGCGGGACGAACATCGCCGGGGCCTTGACGGTGACCGCGCTCAACGGCAACCAGATCACCTGCCGCAACGACGGCAACGCGCTGGCCGGGGCGACGATCCCCAACGCGGCGCTAGTCACAGTCGCGGGGCCGGGCATTGCCGAGGCCCCGACAGATGGTCAAATCTATGGTCGCAAGTCCAGCGCGTGGTTCGTGATGACCGGCGGCGGTGACATGCTAAAGAGCATCTATGATACGAACAATTCGGGCAAGGTGGACTCGTGCGACAGCCTGCCGTGGACCAGCGTGACCGGCACGCCGAGCACTTACCCGGCGGCCCCGCACGAGGTCCAGCATGTCACCGGCACCGACCAGATCCCGAGCGCCAGCGCAAGTACACGCGGGCTACTGGGGCAGGTCTCCGGGGTGGCGACTGACTACGTTTCCGGCAACAATAGCTGTCTGCCGCTGGCCCCATCCATCGGCACCGTCCGGCTCAGATCCTACAACGCGCTGGCATGGAACAACCCGAACTTCGAGGTGGACCAGCGCACGATTTTTGCTCTGAACACGATCGGCCTAAACACGTGGCTCTGCGACCGGTGGCAGGCCAAGATCCCGGCAACGGCGACTTTGCAGGCCACCGGGCAATCGCTGGCGACCAACGTGCTGGTGCCCGGCACTAATATGCTGATCAGTTCGCGCGTGCTGCGGATCACGCTCACCCAACAGCAGGCCAGTCTGGGCGCTGGCGACAGCCTCGACATCTGGACCTACCCGGAAAACTGGCTCTTGCGCGAGCTGTTTAACGACGTGCACACGGCAGCGATCTTGGTCCGCTCAAGCGTGGCCAACCTCGTATTTGGCCTGTCGATGGCCGACCAGCCGATCACGCGGGTGCTGGCCAAAACCTGTACGCTAGGGGCGGCCAATACGTGGTCACTTATTCAGCTGGCCAACATGCCCGCTTTCCCGAGCGGTGGGAATTTCAGCTTTGCGCCGGGCGCAAACTCCAACCTCATCATCTCGCTGGCCGAGGGCACCAACAACGTGGTGCCAGCCAACGACTCATGGCAGACCGTCACCGGGAAGTACGCGCCGGTTGGGATCGGCAACTTTGCCGGATCACCCGTGGGGGCGACCATAGACATTGGGTTTCTGCACTGGGAACCCGGCCCGCTGTTTTCCCAGCTGATGGACATCGACTGGCTGACTAACTATGAGCGCAGTATGCGCTGCTACAGCAAAAGCTATCCGTTTGGTTCGCAAGCGGGAGGGGCTAACTTCGCAGCGGCGGCGTCTTTTTACGCCTCAAATACGGCTTCCGCCAATGCGCCGGTTATATTCCCTAAACGGATGGCAAAAGCTCCGACTGTCGCGATTTATAATGCCAGTTCAGGAGTAATAAATTCGGTTTATCGGGCAACTGACGGCACGGCGGTGGCTGTTACCGGTACAGCTTATGTTTCCGACGCTGGCTTTTTGCAGATTCAAGGAACATTTACTGTTGGCACTATGTACCTTGCTCAGTGGACTGCCGACACCGGCCTATGAACTGCCCGCCACCACCACCGCCACCCAACCGCCGAGGAAAGTTCCGAGGCGCAGGCGGGCTGATGGGCGGGCACAGCGCCAGCCCGAAACCGCCCAAGGAAGACGCCGACAGCTTGCGCTCGACCCAGTTCGCGCACTGCGTGGATCTGATTAGTGAAGGGCCGATCTACGGGCTGGTGGGGCCGAACTTTAAGCCGTGGGTGGGCAACCAGAACGCTGCCACTGCAGTCTGGTTTAACCAGAGCCCGCTGGCCACCGATCCGAATGCGGGCACCATGAATTTCAACGGGGTGGGTTTGGGGCAGAAGGTGGGGCAGGCGATCGAGACACCCGAAGACCTCAACTTCATGGGTGCCGAAGACACGGTCAACGGCGGGATCACGCTCAAGCATAACATCCCGTTCACCTTCTCGATTGAAGACCCGGCCACCACCAAGCTGATTATCGCGATCAGGATACCGCAGTTGCTCTATCAGGACAACAAGGGCAACATCCACTTCTACAACGTCAGCTTCAGTTTCTATGTGAATCTGAATGACGGCGGCTGGCTCAACTACGGCAACCACACGATCACCGGCAAGTGCACGTCTGACTACGTGCGCGAGTACTTCATCGTGCTGCCCAAGAGCGCCCAGCCGTGGAACGATCACTGGTCAATTCAGGTGGTGCGGACCAGCAACGATGACGGCGACGCCAAACACTCAAGCCAGACGATCTTCGACTACTACACCCGGCTGGTCGAACAGCGGTTCATGTACCCGTACAGCGCCTGCGTCAGCGTGCAGATCGACGCCTCGCAGCTTTCCGATATCCCGATCAGATCCTACCGGATCAGGGGGCGCTACGTGCCGGTGCCGACCAATTACTTCCCCGACATTCGGACCTACAGCCGCAACGCGTCCAATGGGGCCGACACCTACCTTTACCAGCCGTGGAACGGGACGTTTTATCTGGCGTGGAGCAACAACCCGGCGTGGGTGTTCTACGACATGGCAACCCATCCACGGTACGGCGCAGGCGAGTTTCTGGGCACCAACATCGACAAGTGGAGTCTGTACCAGATCGCCCAGTACTGCGACCAGCTGGTGCCGGACGGATTCGGCGGCTGGGAACCGCGCTTCACGATCAACACCTATATCCAGCAACAGCAGCAGGCGTGGAAAGTTCTGAGCGATCTGGCTAGCGTATTCCGGGGCATGCTCTACTGGGGGCAAGGCATGGTGGTGCCGGTGCAGGATCGGCCCAAACCGATCATGCACAGCTTCACCAACGCCAACGTGGTCGATGCCAAGTTCACCTACACCGACTCTGAGCTGAAGAACCGGCCAAGCGACGCGGCGGTGAGCTGGAACGATCCCGAGGACTTCTTCAACACCAAGACGCAGGCGGCCTTCGACATCGACCAAAGGGTGCGATACGGCTATCGCGAGACCAAGTTCACCAGCTTTGGCTGTACGAGTCGAGGGCAGGCCCGGCGACATGGGATGTACACCTTGGCGACCAACAAGTACGAGATCGAGACCGTGACCTTTCAGACCGGATTCGAGGCCATGTATCTCAGGCCGGGCGACATCATCGGCATCGTGGACAATGACCGGATCGGGCTCAGGCAGGGTGGCCGGATCAAGAGCGTCAGCGGGCACAACGTGACGCTGGACCAGCCGCTCGCGCCGTTTCCTGATGCGCAGGAAATCTGGTTCTACGCGGCGCAGGACGTGTTCGCGATAGGCGACAACTTCACCGATTCCAACGCGGCGGCACAGTCGCGACCGTCGATGATGTGGAAAGGCTACATCTACAACATGAACGGCAGCGCCCAGCAGACCGTCTACGTGCAGGATGCTAGCGGCAATCCGCCACCGCCGCCGACTGCCAACAGCGGGCTGCAGCAAGGCTCGATTTTCGTTATCGGCGCGAACCTGTACACGCCGCTGGACGTGCCGCAGGACACTTTCAGGGTGCTGTCCATCGCCGAGAAAGACAGACAGCTCTACGAGATCACGGCGGTCCAGTATGTGCAGGGCAAATACGATCTGGTCGATTTCGGAATCCAATTCCAGCTGCCGACCTACACACGGATTCCGCCGATCACCTTTGTCCTGCCGCCCAACAATCTCAAGGCCCGGCTGCACGTGGTGGTGGTCAACAAGGTGGTGAGCGTCTGGATCATTCTGGACTGGGAACAGCCGCCAGAGCGCAACATCCGCAGCTATCGGGTGAAAGCGCGGCCACCGGATCAGGGATGGATCGAACAGGGCGAGACCAGCTCGACCACCTACACCTACGTGGCACCGATTCCCGGCCTGTACAGCTTTCAGGTTTCGAGCGTCAACCACGCCGACATCTGCAGCCAGCCAGCCAGCGTCTCGATCACCGTGCCGGATTTCTCGCTGCTCAGACCGCACCGGATCAGCGGACTGGAACTGCAGAGCGGCGGTAACGGGACGATCTACAACTCGACGATGCCGGTGCTGGCGTGGCGACTGAACAGCCCGACCAACTCTTTCCCGTTCAACAGCGAGGAACCGTACGGGGCGAATGTAGGCAATTACGACCCGTTCTTTGTCAATTTTCAGGTGATCGTCTACGACGCCAATACGATGACCCAAGGCTGGATCGACTACACCTACGACCTGCAGTACGCCATCACCTTCGAGCAGAACGAGGCGGCATGGGGCGACGGTATCGCCCGGCACAAGCTCAAGGTATCGGTCCAAGCGATGAACAGTCTGGGCATGGACGCGCCGATCGAAGAGATCGTGATCGACAACCCGGCCCCGACCGCACCGACCGGCCTGACCGCCACGGTGGGCGGCGGCCCGAGCCCGCAACGGATCAGCCTGAAATGGACCAACGCACCACCGACCCCATCCACGCTGGACTTCGAGCAGACCTACATTTTCGTGGGCACCACCAACGTCTTCGCCAGCGCCACGAAAATCGATTCGGTCAACGCGGCGGCCAACAGCTGGACCAGTGCGCCGATGGCACCCGGCACGTACTGGTATTTCATCACGGCGGTCGATAGCTTCTTCACTCAATCCAGTCCGCTCAGCGTTCAGGTGACCGCGCCATAAGCTTATGATCTTCAACTCTTCAGCAACGGTGACAAACGGGCAAACGCTGGTGACCCGCACCGGTGGCGACCCGTGGAGTCCGGTGATGCTTCCGGCTTTCTTCCGCACGACCTCTTTCGCCCAGCTCTTCATGGTGGCCGAGGTGGACACCGATCAGGGCAACTGGCTGCAGCTGGCCCGGCCTTACAACCAGCCGAGCCAGACCAATACACCGGTGGAAGTCTGCATCGATTACACGCCGGAAATGAGTTTGCCGATCGCCAACATCGGCGATGTCAACGTGGCCGACCTCTACAACCGGGCGCTGTTGCTGCTGGATCGCGCGCCGCAGAACGTGCCGCTGCACGGGCCGACGCACGTGGGGCTTGGACTCGACCCAGTACCACTCGCAAGTACCACGGACTCAGGACTTTTGGGCAGATTGTCAGGCAAGAGTACGGACTACGTAGGGGGCGACAATTTATGTCATGCCGTCAGCGGGGTGCCGACCGGGACGGTCGCAGCATTCGCGGGGAACACGCTGCCGACCGCGTGGCTCTGGTGCGACAACAACCTGTACCCGCGCAGCGTTTATCCGCAGCTCTACGCGGTGATTGGCGACACCTACGGGAACAACGACGGCTACAGCAATTTTCGCACACCGGACCTGCGCGGGCGGGTGATTATCGGCGCGGGCGCGGGGCCGGGGCTATCCAACCGACCGATGGCCTCGATGTGGGGAGAAGAGAACCACGTGCTGAGCTGGAACGAGATGCCGGTGCACAGTCACGGCGTGGGCCAGAACCCGCACCGGCACAACTACGTTTTCCCGATCACCAACTTAAACGCGCAACCGGGCTCTGGAATGTACAGCGCACAAGGCACCTACCCGACTGACCCGGCCTACGCAGACATCACGATCCAGAACGCGGGCGCATCGTGGGGCCACAATATCATGCAGCCGTACATCGCCTTGAACGCCATAATCAAGACCTGACCTATGCAATACTCTGGCGACACCGTAGCAGTCACCTATGACCAGTCGATCATCTGGAAGAACGGCACGACCTCGTCTTGGGCTGGCGTCAAGGCTGGCGCGCTTTTCGGGGTGCAGGGCGACGGGGTGTTCTATACGATCGCGCAGTACCGGGCCGGAACCGGCGGCACCGCCGACTCGATCGTGCTGGCGGGCACTTACCGGGGCGGCACCAACGCTGCCGCGCAGTACGTCATCACCAACGACTTCACGCCTAATCTGGGGCTGCCGCTGATCAACCGGGGCGATCTGGAGACGGCAACGATCTTTGATTACGCGATGGCGGCCATCGACACCAGCTGGAAGAGCGTGCCCGGTGACATGTTCAAAAGCGTGTACGACCCATCAAGCCGAGGCTATGTAGACCACGCTGTCTTGGCCGATCAGGTGGCGTGGACCGGGATCACCGGCAGGCCGACCACGTTTGCGCCAACCGCGCACGCGCCGAGCCACCTCGCAGCCGGGACCGACCCGATTCCGTTGACCACGCCCACCGTGGCTGGCTTGTGTCCGCCGATCGACAACTCGACCATCGTCATCACCGGCGGCAAACTGACTGCAATGGGCCAGCTGCCGCTCGCGCACGGGGCCACGCACCGACTGGCAGGCACTGATCCCATCGGGCTGGCCACACCGACCTCTGACGGCTTGTGCCCGCCGATCGACAACACGACGATCCAGATCACCAGCGGCAAGCTGGTGGCGGCCAACCACGCCGCGCGTCATCTGTCCAACGGGGCCGACCCGATCTCGCTGGCCTCGACCACATCCAATGGGATGTGTCCGCCGGTAGACGGTACGACCGTGCAGGTACTGGGCGGCAAGCTGGTCTGCACCGTGCAGGTGGGCGCGCATCTGACCTACTACCAAGCTTTCAATGTCCCGGCTGCAGGCTCGACGGTATCGGTCACCTTTTCGGATGTCTCCGACATCGTGCCGGGCGCAGGTTACCTGCTGACGGATGGCACCAACTTCGTCAACATGATCCCGATCGCGCCGCTGACCGGCGGCCTGAACGTGACCATGCAGAACGTGGGCGGCGGTCTAGTCAGCGGCACACTGGGCGCAGGGCGCGTCTACGCGGGCAATACGACCGCAGGCTCGATCGGCGGCGGCGGCGCTGATCCGATGTTAGTGGGCACAGTGTTTGCATACGCCTCCCTGACCCCGCCAACGGGCTGTTTGCTTTGCGACGGCACACCGGCCAGCCGCGCCACCTACCCGGACGTCTGGAACCTGCTGGGCACCACCTACGGCGCAGGCGACGGCTCGACCACATTCGGCATCCCAGACCTGCGCTCGCGGATGATCATCGGCGCTGGCGCGGCGGCATCGGGTGGCTTAACACCCAGAGCGTTGGCCTCGACCGGCGGCGAGGAGAAACACGTGCTGCTACTGGCCGAGCTGGCGGCGCACACGCACACGATGGGGAACCATACCCATACGATGGGCGGCCACACCCATCTTGGCGTGGACCACCTGCACTCGATGCAGAACCACACCCACGGTTACGATCACTATCACAACTGGGGCGCGCAAGGCTCGCACGCGCACGGGCTGGGCGGGCACTATCACGGATCTGGCGGCCCGGCCTCGATCAACTACGGCACGACGAGCCCCGGCTATCAATTTTATCAATGCACGAGCCAGAACACCGGCGGCCCGAGCGGCGGCTCTGATGCGGCTGGCACGCCCGCTGGCAACACCGTCTACGCGTCGCAGACCAGCGGCGGCTGGGGCACCTCTGGCGGCCCGAGTTCAGGCACCACCGGGGCGATGGACCGAGGCGCAACGACCGGCGGCCCGAGCACCAATACTTCCGATGGCCCGAGCAGCAACGCGTCCGACTCGACCGGCTCTGGCACCGGGCACAACGTGATGGCCCCGTATCAGGTGCTGGCCTTCATGATCAAGGCGGCCAAGACCGGGCCGATCCCGCTATCCACGCCGCCCGCCGACACCACGCAGCCGGGCCTGTTGAACAAAGTTTCGGGCTTGTCTACGGACTACATAGGCGGCGACAACCAGCCGCATGATCTGGGCGGGGCGATGCGTACACTGGCCCCGATCGCGCGCAGCTACAACTCGCTGAACAATCCGACCTTCGAATACGACGCCCGCACGCTGGCTACGGGAGCACCAGCCGCTGGCGGTTTCGCGATCGATCGGTGGCAGTACCAGAAGGTGGGCACCTACGCGGGCACATGGGTGCAGACCAACGCGCCGACTGGCGTGGTGATCGCCGGAACCAGTTTCTGCATCTCGTCGAAATTTCTGCGCTTCACCGTGACCACGGCAGCGGCGCTGGCGGCTGGCGACTACAACCTTTTGCTGCAGAAAATCGAGGGCATTCGGTTCAGGGAACTGCTGGGCGGCCAGACGGCGATCACGCTGGTGGTCAGAGCCAGCATCGCGACGACTGTTGGTTTGTGTCTGCGCGACGCCACCAACGCCTATTCACTGGTCAAACAGGTGGTGATCCCCAACGCCAACTCGTGGGTGGCGGTGCCGTTGCCGAACGTGGCCAGCTGGACACCGAGCGGCACGTTCAACACGGGGCTAGGCGTGATCGGGTATCAGCTGGGGATCTGTCTGGGGGCAGGCACCACGTACGTGCCGGGGGCAAACGATGTGTGGGTTGCGGGGAACTACATCGGTGCGGTGGGCGCTGTGAATTTCATGGCCAACGCCGGGGCCACCTTCGACCTTGGCTACATCATGCACGAGCCGGGCGGGACACCCGGTGGCATTTTGGACAAGAGCTGGGAAGAGAACCAGCGGGAATGCCAGAGATTCTTCAATAAGAGTGGAAGCTATTCCACGCCGGTGCTCAACGCCGCGTGGGAAATGGTAGGCACCTCGATTCAGAACAACAC